AAATCTTCAGCAAATGCTACTGCGCCAAAAAACATTTAGCCTCCTATCCTGCTAAGTCTCCGTGCAATACAATCTGACAATACTTCGCATCTCCAACAGATGTATTAGAAAAGTTGGTATTAGAAAACATCTTTGCAAAATTTGTTTGTTGGGTTTGGTGTATTTGCGAAACATCACAATAAGAGCTACCAGGAGTTACTGTGTCTGCCTGTTGAACATTAGATGCTCCAGCCCATGAAGTATTTTCTTTAAAGTTAGTAGTAAAATTAATTTGTGTTTGACCAGCACCTAAATCTCCTAAAGAAGTTTCATTAAAACTATCTCTTATTGTATGATTTGAACTTTGTTCAAAGTTAGCCCAAACTTTAGCACTACCCCTCGATACAAAAGAAGTTGCTACCTTATTAGTAGCACTACCATCAGCAGTTGTAATTGAATCTACTCTAAGTTCGCTTGCCATTACGCTAAATCTCCAAATAGCATTATTGGATTAAAATCTTCATCAAATTGTGTTCCTGCACCAGATGTATTGCTTGGATACCCAACAGTAAATCTAAACGCACCAGCCGCTTGCCCACCTGTATATTTAGAAGACGTTCTAGCACTAACCCCTGTAGTTTCATTATGACTATTTATCACAAACATATAAGCGGTATTACCCATATTGTTAGTTAAATTAAAAGTATAATCACCAGTGTCATTATCTGTCATAGTAGAAGAATTGAAAGAAGAGTTTGTAATTACTTCTGCTGTTCCTGTACCATCAATCATTCCATATGCTTTTGCTAATCCTTGCTGTAAGTTTGTAGTGCCACCAGTTTGATTAGATTGACCAGCGTTAGTAGTTGGTGCGCCACCTTCACCAAAGATTGTAGTGCTACCACTTGCTATGAGATTTGCTAAATCAGATGCTCTGCTCATGCTAATTCTCCCATTTGTATATATCCTACATCGGTAAATTCATTATAAGCACCATCATCACTTCCTGCGATTAGTCCAACACCTGTTGTAAGTTTTTTAGTATCAGGATAATTATATTTGACAGAAAAATTATCGTTATCACTTGCTCCTGCATCTCCTGCCATACTTGCTGAAGCATAATTCACGTTGGCCATATTATTTGTAAAAGCCGCATCAAATTTAGCATCTGAAACATCTGTTACGCTACTAAAGTTAAAACTATTATCTGCATGAGGTGTTCCAGTAGCGTCAAAATCTCCCCAAGCCTTTGCCAAACCTGATTGTAAATTAGTAGTCGTACTGTTGCCCTCACCTGTCACGGATACTGACCCAGCCGTAGTAACCCCTGTAATTTTATCTACTTTGAGTTCACTAGCCATTATGCTAAATCTCCAAATACAGACATATAACCTAATCTGTCTCCAATATTGCTAGTATCAGCATCGTGCATTTGATTTTTAATCGCACTTGTAGTTGTTGTACCAGCATCTATAGTAGTTGTGTTGTTAGCGGCTACTGTCCCAGATAAATAAATATTATCTGTAGATGAAAGATTAGATGTTAAATTACCGTTTATTTTACCTGTACCACCATCTTCTCCACTACTTATATTTAAAGTTCTGGCAGAAACATCATTTTGACTCAACCCAAAATAAGTGCTTGACGTATGAGTATTCATACCAAACAAAACAATTGCCGCCTGTTGCTTAGTCAACGTAACAGGGCTAGTACCATTTTTTGCCGCAATCGTATCTACATTTAATACACTGGTCATACAATACTCCAGTAGCCATTAACAGTGACTGTAGCGTTTTGTGTGATAGGCCCAGCAGATAAACCATTTTCATCACTGTCTATTGTAAGGTCATTGCTTATTGTCTGACCATTTAAACGTATAATACTGTTATTACCTTTGAACGGATATCGAGTGTCAGACTCTGTTTTAGTGTAGTTCTCTGCAACACTAAATACATCATACACAATCATCTCAATAACATCGTTAGCTTGTGCGCCTGTTGTTAGCGTTACAGTTGTGCCATTTGTTGCCGCATAGTCAGTAGTTGGTTTAAGCAAAACCCCATTCTGATATACGTCCATGAACATACCATCTGTGTATGTAAGGGTATTAGATGAACTGTCACTTCCAGAAAACGCTGTCTGGTTATCGTCTGCTGTATACAAAAATCGTGTTCTTACACCGTTAGTTGGACTTTTTCCTATATACGGCATTACTTTAAACTCCTTATGGCTTAGTAGGCCAAACAACATCATCTAGTGATGTGTATTTATTTGTTATATCTCTAAGTTCTTGACGATATGTTTTCATATTAGATGACATGGTTTGATCCGACAAACCATAATAATCTGTGTCAATTAAACGATTATTACGTTCTATTCTTAACATATCTAATTTTACTTCTTTTAATAATTCTGCTTCTTTTTTTACAAGAGCATCGTTATCTAGTGACACTTTCTTATCATCTTTATCATATGCAATTGCAGAAGAACCATCTCCTTCAATTCTAACAACAGTAGGATATAAGGCATATATAGCTTCATGTCTCATCCTACAATCTCCATTACGGTTATATTAGAAGCTGTTCTACCTACAAAATCTGAATCACTATTGTTATTACTCATTCTGTTTACATAAAATGTGCCACTGTACGTTGAACCAAGTGTCCCTTGTAATTTGTAAGTAACAGAACTTGTTGATGAAGGGCTATCTAAATGCATACCACCTAAATTAGGTAATTCTAATGCATAAGGAGATGAGGCAGTTCTACTAAGAGCAGATGAACGTATTCTATTGCTACCCTCTGCGTCACCTATGTAAATTGCAGTGCTATCTCTTACAATACGAACGTGTAAAGTAGCGGTAGTTGTTTGAGAGCAATTAACATTAAACATTACAAGAATTTTATTGTCTGTAGATGCTGGTGTAATAGAAACCGATAACCCACTTAAATCAACAAAGGTGCTTGTACTAGAGCTTGCAAAACTAGCTACAGCCGTCTGTGTTGCAGATTTAACTTGCAAAATAGAATCTGTAGGAAATATAAGTCCTGCTGGTCTAACTTGTGTTAGTGCCATAGCCTACTCCTATGCGTATGGGCTTGCCCCTAATACACTTGTGTCCCATGCGGCTTTTAACTCTGCAATCGTTTTAGCATCTGTTATAGCTTGTGCCGCTGGTGCATCACGAAGAGCTTTTTTCTTGTTCACAGAAGCAGTCTTGGCATCTGCATCATCTGCTTCCAATGCTTTCATGTATACAACGTCTTCTGCTTCAAGCAAAGGCGCACGAACTTCTCTTATCTTATCTTTAAAAATAGTTTTTGCAGTATCTAGGTCTTCTGATATTACACTACCAGAAAGTGTCCATGCACCACGAAAATGACGATCAGACGGCTTAGTGACACTAGCGGCATTTGCCTGATTGCCGTCCTTATCTAGTATATATGTTGTTACAGCCATCTAAATCTCCTTTATGCGGCTACTAGTTCTTCAGAGATGCGCCAAGCGTTTCTCCACTCTCTTGTTGCAGGAAGTTGATTCTTCCTACAGATAACCATCTTTGGACGATTACCTTCATCCCAATTTTTCCAAACGTGTTCTGGTATATCCTTTTGAATTAAATATTCTATTGCCTCTTCCTCTGTCATTGCCTCAATAGGTTCTGTTTGATGTAATAAATACCCACGAGTATGTTTTTTAAAATTAGGTTGAGCTTCATCCTTCTTTAATTCCCAGTATACCCAAACAGGGGGCAGTATACCACCCTGTAATGCACAAGCCATCCAATTAGGATCAGGCACAAGTATCTTTGCACACTCTTCTATCTTATCTTCATAAACGACTCGATAGTCTGATTGCACTCCGTCTAGGTTTTCTTTAGCCCAACATAGTCTGTCAAATAAATGTGTTCCTTGAAATTGTGGTGTATCCATTATCTATCCTATTGCCATTATTTCTAGTGATGGTGCATAAAATTGATCGCTAGTAGAACCATCGAAATGATGTGTTTCATGTAGTTTTGATTCATTACTACTTCCCCATTCTCTTCCTTGCATTTTGATGGTTTTTGCTGTTGTCCAACTTGTAAGTGCGCCAGTGTTAAAATCAGTTGCGGAAGCATTACATTGAAATGTTGCAACGTGGGTGGTCATCTGTCCGTAAGAACTTGGCATTCCAATACTGAATCTTCGATATATAATTTCATCATCATCAAGATAGGTACGAAAGTGCGAAAGTGGATTAGTATCGTGCCTATCATGTAAAAAACTAAACTTGTATACTACATTTTTTGTACCTTCAGGCGGTGTATAGGTTATGCTACTTCCTGTTATATCTGTATACGTTGTGGTCATATTTTGCACACCAGTAACATTTTCAAGTGTATATGTGCCACTCAAAACCTGAAAGGTTTGCCCAACACAAATACCGCAGAACATCTCAAGTATTCTACCAGTGCCTTTAGTATTATCTTGCAATAGGAGATTATCTACTTTTAATGTACTCATGCCAAATCTCCTGAACACATTCCGTTTGAACTAGCATCTGCAAAATTTCCAGAACTATTTACAGTTTCTAAACCAAATGTACTGGCAGTTTTTGCGTAACCATGATACGGATATTGAAGTATAGTGCCTTGTGTAACGCACCAATCTGTAGCTGAATTCATAGGATTTGTTAAGGTTATAGTTGTTCTACCTGTGTTATCATCACTAAAACTACTGTTATTAAAACTATCCCCAACAGTTCCTGCACTCGAACTTGCACTTACTGTCCATGCTTTTAATAAACCTTGCTCAAGATTTGTTGTAGTTGTGCCACTATCATGACTGGCAAAAACATTTATAATTTTATCTGTGGTCTTTCCTTTAAGATTGTCAACTATGAAGGTACTCATGCTAAATCCCCCAATACTGCACCATTAAAAACTTCTGTATCTTGTGGAGAATTATTGGCATAATTTGAAAAACCTATACCTGATGCGTCATAAAATGGTGTATAACTATTTGCTATATTTCCACCCATAACAATGTCAGATTGAAACTGAGCGTTCCAATTACTATCCGTTGTGCCATTACTTCCTAGCGCAGAATAATTTGCAGATGACATATTATTTGTAAACGCAACTTTATAATCTCCTGTGCCTAAATCTGTACTGCCACTTGTATTAAAACTATCTCTGAAAGCAATAGTTCCTGTTCCATCTAAAGACCACCAAGCCTTTGCCGCATCCTGCTTAGTCAGTGTAACTGCACCACCTGCAGATGTTTGTATTGTTGTGACCTTCAATGTACTCATATGATTGCCAACGTACCGCCATCTTCTACTTGTAAGGTGACATTAGAATTAATTGTAATAGGGCCTGTGGCACTAGCGTTTTCTGCGCCACCTATTGTTACATCAGAGCCTACTGTCTTATCGTTTACACGAAACATACCACCACCAACAAAATCAGATTTGTTAGCTGTTGGAGGTGTAACTGTGGCAATATTAAGACCAAGAAAGTTTACAAAGATATTACCTGTGCCTGTAGAAGGAGCAGTGCTAAAACTAAGTGTTGTGCCACTTACGCTATATTTATTTGTATCTTGAATAACGCCATCGACAGAAACAACAATATCCTGGTCGTTTCCTACTGTTCTAGATAGAGTAAAAGAGGTAGTAGAATTGTTTCCGTTAAATCTCTCTACGGATGGAATATCTACAAAATTTGCTGTTGGTTGACCACCGATGTAAGGCATAATCTCTCCTATGTGCTTATGGCATCAACAACAGATATCCACGCATCTAAACTACTCGCTGTGTTACTAACTACCTTTAGAGCGTCCCCACTTACTAAGGTTATTCTTGCGCCACCATCTAATACTTGCAAAGTGCTTCCTGTTGGTATAGGTGCATTTTTTATAATGTAATAATCGGCACTGCTTACTGTGATATACACACTTACAAGTATTTGTGATGTATGCACATTGGCAAGGTTGATACCTATGATTGCATCATCTGAGTTAGCTGTACGCAAGGTACTAGCGGATGTTCCTATGTTTCTTGCTATGTTTCTTTCAAAATCTTGTGCCATTATAATACCATTGCCATTGCTGTTGCGAAAGCGGCTGTTGTACCCCCACTTGTTATTCCAAGATTTGCAGGGGTAATCTTTTTCATTGTACCACCATCATCTACAAGAACGAAGTCTGCATCACTGCTTGATGTAGTGGTGGTTGGAGTGTCTGAATTACCTGTTGTGAGAACAGTTCCAGAAGCATCAGGTAAGGTAATATCTCTATCCGCAGTTGGGTCTGTTACTTTTAAATTAGTTTCATGACCATCAGCAGTAGCACCTTCAAACGTAATAAAAGGATTGTTTTGATAAAGATATAAACCTCCTCCACCAACAGTTTGGTTAGAAGATTGGAATCTAGCTACAAATTCATCATTTACTCTAATAACAAATCCAGTAAGGGTATCTGAAACATTCACCGAATTACCATTAAAATTGAAATCATCAATTTGTGCTTCCGTAATAGCACTATTCGTACCAAGTGTTACTCCATCAATAGCACCACCATCGATGTTTACACTGTCTGCCGCTTGTGTAGAAATAGTTCCTAATCCTAAATCTGATAAAACCTCACTTGTACTTCTGCTTTCC